CCGGGACTCCGGAACCCGTCGTCACCGAAACCGTCATCGTGATTTGCTGATAGACATTCTGAAATTCCCTTTGATTCTCTGGATCTTTATGCGGAAGAAGAGGGCTCGCTCCATAAACCAGAGCCGCCGCCGAGACCGCCAAAAGGAATGCCAAAATGAAATGGGGACGCACTCCGCGTTTCTGGATCATTGATTTGGCCTCGATTTGTAGAGTCCTTCAGCACCAAGAAATTGCCAGCCACAGCTTGCGTCGTTAGTTCCAAAAGTCATGCTCATGGACTGCCCAAAATCCTGGTGCGCGGAATCCACAGGGAACGGGAGCCGGACCGCCGTCATGTCGGCATATTCGTTTAATCCAATAGGCCCAAGAGGATACTGAGTCGGATTTCCATCCATGTCATAGCTGACGCTCATGTTACAAGACCCAGAATTCATCGCGGAAGGGTAGAGCGCATAGAGATAATCGTCCGTCGAGAAATCTCCAAGAGGAAGATCCTTGCTGTGTATGTACGCTCTAATGGGATTCCCGTTGTCGGCCCACCCCTGGTTGTCTAGGTAGATGTTCCCAGTGGCCTGGCTATCAGCATGGTAAAGCGAATTTTTGTACTGAGTGAACGCGCCGGCGTGGATATCGAAGATCGACCAGGCGCCCTGGGAGTTAAGCACAAGAACGGCGTCATTGGCCGTATCAGAAGTCGTCGTCGTGAGTGACAACCAATAACGATTGTCCCATACCGTAGACGCCATCGGAATCGGTTTCAATCCTGTGAACCATTGTACCGTTACCGAGTTTAAGATCGGCGTCTGGGTAGCCGCCGTCACCGTGAAGGTCGCATACCATTGGACGTAGGTGTTAGTCGTGTTGGCAATCTGGCTGTTTCCGGAATTTACCGTACAGGTAGAAGGTGTCATAGTTACCATGCTGGAAGTGCAAATTGAAAAAACGATATTCCCTCCATTTAGAGATTCCTGGGAAGATAGATTACCCCAAGAGGATATCGACGGTATATTGTGGACTTGAGATTTGAAAGTCCCCGAAGAATAGTCCGTTAATAAATTAGAATTGCTATCGAAAAAATCAAATGTATTTATGCGTTGAGGAGTTTGAGATGCAAGTTGATCCCTCCATGACAATATTTTTTCCCCCGAATAATAGAAAGCATTTGAAGTCAACGAACTTCCGTTAGCGTCAGTCAAAATAATTTGGACTGTTGTTCCCGACAAAAGAGAAACAGGAAGAGTTTGCTTCTCCCAATTATTGCTTGCATAGACAAAAACATTGGACGAAAAAACAACGCTATGATTGGAAGAAGAAACAAGAGACAACGAATAAGTATTTGGGTATACGTCTACATACGTTGATTGGGCGGCGTAACTTCCGTCAAATGGAACTTTTCCAGACCACGGCCCAGCGCTTACGGACCATCCAGCCTGAGCGGTCCACCCCGTAAAATCTCCTGTCTCAAAAGAGTTGTTTGTGATTACGGTAGAAATATTAACCAACGCAATTGATTGGGAATAGGTCGTCGTGTCCAATTGAAAAATAGTGCCCGCCAACCAGTCGGAGGTCTGAGACTGCACCCATGACTGGGAGGAGAACCCACCGATCTGAATACCAGGATCTACCTTGTCTTTGACGGGATCGGAGATGCGCTTGCACGAGTACCCATTGAAATCCTCAGCTCCGCGAAGACTCACGAACTTCAATCCTCCGTTATAGGTTTGGATCGTATTTCCATCAATGCACCCGCACTCCTGAGTGAGCTGGCTTATCTGAAACGAGGATTGGCCAAATCCGGTGAGCGTGAAAATGGAGTAGTGCTTGAAGAGGTAGAGAGCATCGAGGTACACATACTCCGCGGTCACGTTATCAAAATTGTCCTGAAGGCCAATCGAATACTGGACGGGATCGGTGTCGTTGAGGCCGGTCGTCCAAGTGTTCCCTGAATAGTACGCAGACCCATAAAGCTGATTTCCATTCGGTACGGCGGCGCCTGTGATCCAGAGGCGGTTATGAAACTGCGTAATGATCGAACCCTTTGGCGTATTGGCGACATAGGTGGTCGATGTCCCGTTCCAATAATAGAGACCTTGGGTCTGATCTACGAAATAAGCGTTACCGAAGGCGTTGGTCTCTCCGACAATGTTCGACGCTGAAACGGTAGCCACAGCCACAATCGATCCCGCCAGGTTAGAGGCCGTGATATTGGTGGACGACCGCGCGATCTGCCAGGTTGTGTTGGTGGCGTCCGTGTACGTCCAGAGCCCCGTAAAGGATCGTGCCGAGGATGTCGACCACGCCGTTGTGAACCCCTGCCTCTTGGAGACAGGAGCCTTCTCGTCAAAGAGGACGTTAAGGGAATCTTGTGAAAATCCGTCAGGAAGGGTGAGTGGATTATGGTAGGTATCGACTCCCTTAGAGAAGTCGTTTACCTTGAAAGGTTGATTCTTGGTGACGGACCACGAGGGGGAACCCATGGCCGCCACCAAAACGATTAAGGATAGAATCTTCTTCATGGAGAACCATGCTGCCCTACGAATCCAGGATTAAAGTCCGGGGTCTTTGCCATGCCCTGGTGCATAAGTTGAAGAAATCCATACCAGAGCTGGAAATAGTTTGCCGATAAATCCATTTCCTCAACAGTCTGAAATCCTCGTCCGGCTACATAATAGGCAAGCGCTGAGACGTAGGGTTGGTAGATGAAATTCCCATTAAAAGGAATCTGAGAAGTCGAAGTGATATCGGTAGGCTGTTGAACGTAGTAGACGATGACAGTCCCGGTAGAATTCCTCACCGATGGCGAAGGATAGAACCCAAGACATGCGTTCGGGATTGACCTATCCAAGTAATATCGCGTAGGCATCCCGGCCGCGGAAGTCCAGCCGGACGTCTGAGCGTCCAACTGATCCATGCTCGTCTGATCAAGTTTAAGATACCCAGACCCCGGAGGCTGATACCAAACACGAAGCGTTGCAACGAAATCCGTAGGCGTTGCATATTCCGTTGTGCCTTGGATGAGGGTTATTGTGTAAGAACTCTGAAGGAGCCAATTCTGAGCATTGGCTTCACGCTGACCGTCGGAAAGGAACTGAAGAAGAACTGCGTCGGAAAACTGCTGCCTGTTCGGAGACGTGGACTGATCACGCAGGTAGACGCGCGCCCGAGACAACACATCGGACGCGGTTAACGTGGTCGCCCAGGAAGGCCCCTGGACAAACGCCAGTGAGACGAATAGTCCTAGAAGAACCCTACGCATAGAGCCTCCCTGGCTTAGTTCTGTTTCCCGATTTCTACCCAGCTCGCGAGATACGGATCATAAATGAATCCGACCGCACTCTTAGATCCGGAGATAACGATGTACTGATCACTCCCGACAACGCCTGTCGCTGTACCGGTTGCGATGATGACGTAATCGGCCGTCGATGTCGCGTGGACAACGATGTATTGCCCTGTCAACGCCGTAGACGTGGAGATAGCCGGATAGGAACTTCCTGTTGCAAACGAAACAAATCCCCCGGTTGACTTCACGACGATGTTCGTCGCCGTTAACGGAGAGATCGGAATCTGCGTTGAAACGGAAACAAATGCCGACGGGACCAAAACTGACCTAGCGCCAGTCGTGCTGGTCCCAACGACAAATAGACTCCCCGTGGAATCCAGGCGTCCAATAGTCGCAAGGCTCGCCGTAGGGCCGGCCTCGTAACAATACATGTCGCTCGGAGCGCAAGTCGTCGCGCTACGGCCGACACAAACAAAACCCACAATGAGCGCGAACGCCCACGCGAGATTTAAGATCTTCTTCATAAGTCCTCCTCAGTCTGGTCTGATCAGTTCAAGGCTTTGGGCATTCGGATCATCTGGATTTAACTTCTTCTGGATGTCCTGGTACTCACGGCACATCGGGTCGCATTCTTCCTGGAACTTCAGGTTATGCCGAACCGCTTGCGCGGATTCGGTAGTCCCCGGCCTGGCGTTCATCTCGCGCTTGTTAGGCATCTTCTTTCCAAGATAGTCCTGCAACTCCTTAGCGCGCGCCGCCAAACGGTCTCTCTGTCCATCGGACTTCGGCGTCAGATCGTCGTCGTGATGAAGGATCATCTTCTTGTCGTTCATGTCCTTCGTCATTTCCGAAACGTCCGCATCGGGATTGAGATCAAGTTTCTCTCGGATCTCGTTCTCCTTCCGCGCGATCTGGTCCGCTAACCCTCTCCGGTCAGACTCCGCCAACTTCTGGTGGTTCCGGCCGATCTGCTCTTCCCTGGGTACGGCTTTCGTCGGGTCCTTCTTTTCCAGGACATCTGCGTAACCTTTCTTTGCCATGATGGCCTCCTTTAGACTATTGGCGATAGTTTTGGCTTAACTTCGATTTCCATTTCCTTCCAATCTCTGCGGTCTTCATAGAATTTTCTTTCGAGCGTCTGACGACGCCTAATTTCTTCTAACTCGATCGGCGTCTTTCCGTTAAAGCCACCTTTGTTCCTAACGTACTGATCTCGCGTCTTCAAAACACTCTCAAGAATTTCCAATGCGACCATAACTTCAACCTCTTTAATTACGATGAAAGGCTTGATCACTGAAAGAAAAGCGATCACGTCTTCCGCCCGGCTGCATTCCCATACTCCCCTCTGCGTCTTGTATCCGTTGTGAGTTGTGAAGGGGGTGACTCGCACGTACCCACCAAACTGCTTCTGGAGCATGTAAAGAATCAGTGGTTCTTTCTGAGAAACAGTGACTCGAAAAGCCACGATGAACTTTTCCCCGTGGACCTTGCTCGTGTAGTGGTACGGTTGAATGCAACCTTCTCCGTCGAAAATACCCGCCCAGTATGACTCTGGCATTGTCCTCATAGTAATCCTCCTCTGTTAATTTAACTCCGGAAGGATTATATGAGTTCATCACCGAAATGTCAAACTTACGCATTTTCTCCGTAGACGAATCTCCAGTCAGACCACCCATACGAATACCTCATATAACCCGCAAATTTCGCGAGTAGAGTGTCAAAATCAGTATCCTTATAGAACTGCGGTGTAATCCGGTCGAACCAATTCAAATACATCTTCATGATCCGGGAATCCACCATGAACCAGCGCGTCGAGGAGGTCAGATAATTCGGCCACACGACGAGCTTATAGCGTCCCACGTGGAAGTTGACGTTGTTCTGCGCGGTGTCCACTTTCCCTCGGCTGTTGATGATCTCGTAGGCGTAAGACTCTAAGTCTACGGGAACGATCAGCATGTCCGGCTGAATGCTCAAGGGGTTGTTGCGGTTCGATTGGAACTTCA